GAGCCTCGGGACAGGGGAGTAATGGGGGAGTGGGTTCCACTTCCGCTCCAAATTACAGTACTGGCGGAGGAGGTGGAGCAAATGCCGTTGGTGGTGCCGGAACTGGGACAGTCGCCGGAAATGGTGGTGCAGGCAAATCGTCGTCAATTACTGGTACAGCAACAACATATGCCGGTGGCGGTGGAGGCGGAACGTATCAGGGCGGAACTGCTGGTGCCGGTGGCGCAGGAGGCGGTGGTGCAGGTACAATTAGTGATACTGCGGCAGCCGCAGGCACTGATGGACTCGGCGGTGGTGGCGGTGGAGGCGGCGTCGAGGCGTCTGGCGCTTACGGGGGCAAGGGCGGCTCTGGCGTCGTTATCGTGCGATATCTCGACCCTACAGCAGCCACCGGTAGTTTCGGCGGAGTGTCAATGGGAAGCGCCAATGCAATGATGGTAGGGATGTGAAATGATCGAGACAAAAACATTCGAGGAAAAACTGAACGAGGTTGTGTATTCGGCGGTCGTGCGTGGCGAGTACCCGGCGGCCCTGAATCAGGCATCGGATGCCGAACTCCGCAAGGCGCTCAAGGATCTGAAAGCGGGGACGGTTACCCGGCCGAAGGCCAAGACGGAATACGTTGCCCTGCTCGCGTCACTGGAACAGCAGATCAAGGATATCGACGCCGCCAACAAAGCAGCGCAGGAGAAGTATGCAGCGGGCCGGGAGGCGGTCGATAAGGACTTCGAGGCCCGGATCGCGGCTGCCAAAGAGGATGAGGCAAATCAATGGGCTGCCGTCCGGCTCCTGCGGAACCAGCTCTTATGGGACAGTGATTGGGTGGTGCTGCCAGACTCTCCAATGTCCAAGTCAGAAACGTGGAAGACGTACCGTCAGGCCCTCCGCGATATTCCGCAGACGTACAAGCGACCGGCAGATGTGGTGTGGCCGGAGGCATACTAAGCAAATCATGAACGACTGTCACGACCCCGAGACGGGTCAATTCTGCGAGGACGCCAGCAGTCTTGGAATCGAGATAGACACCCCTGCGCGTAAGGGGGGACGGATCGAGGCCGATATCCTGTCAGGATACAAGCCGAAGTACAAGGGCGCTAAGAAGTCCATCCTCTGGCATTTCCACGGCATGACTGGTGTCAAGGAGACGGGGCCGATGCACCTCTATAACGAGGTGCTGGTCGACAGGCGTGAGAAGCGTAACATGAACGACTGTCACGCAGAGGACGGTAAGTTCTGTGAGGGTGGGGGCTCAGGCGGAGGCGGATCCAGCAAGGGCTCAGGCGGATCCAGTAGAAGCATGCCCAAGTCGGGTAGCGGGGCATCCCGTCCCTCTGTGGCCATCAAGCGAGAGGGCAAGTCGTGGGCGATGCCAGACGGCAATCCTCTGCCCAAGCACCTCGATGGCCTGAAGATTCCACCGGCGTGGGCAGAGGTTCAGGTGAACCCCGATCCAGAGGGCAATCTGCTGGTGACCGGCAGGGATGGCAAGGGCAGGGTTCAGTATGTCTATAGCCCTAAATTCATGGAGACCCAGAAGGCGGAGAAGTTTGCCCGCATCTCTGCACTCGACAAGGAGTTCGATGAGATAAAGGACATCAACGAGACCAATCGTCTGGATCCCGGCAAGCGCGAGGAGGCAGACTGCATGAGGGTGATCATGGAGACTGGCATCAGGCCGGGCTCCGACAGGGACACCAAGGCGGTCAAGCAGGCGTATGGGGCCACCACGCTCAGGGGTGAGCACGTCAAGGAGACCGATACAGGGGTTCGCCTGCAATACACAGGCAAGAAGGGAGTCAGTCTGGACATCCCGGTCGACAACCCCGAGACCGCTGCTATGCTCATCAGTCGTGCGGAGGCAGCCGGTGCAGACGGACGCCTGTTTGATACCGACTCTCACACCCTGCTGCAATATACCCACACTTTGGGATCCGGGCAGTTCAAGGTCAAGGATATGCGCACCTACGTCGGCACGTCACTCGCCAAGGATGAGATCAAGAGGATGCCCGCGCCCACGACGAAGACCGCATACAGAAAGGCGGTCAACTCCGTGGCAGACGTGGTGAGCAAGAAGCTAGGCAATACCAGATCAATGGCCCTGAAGGCCTACATCGCGCCAGAGGTATTCGAGGCGTGGAATAAGGAGGGCGCATTCTCAAACGCCAAGTCTGAGCGTGAGCCCCTCTTTGACTTCGGCATCATGGTGGGCACGGCCTGTAGGCTCAGGGAGCAGCCAGTGGACACGACAGTCGTGGACGATATAGATCCCAATGGCGATGATGAGGATGGCCCGTGCCCGCCAGACGTTCGGATGGCCCTTGGGTTCGATCCGGACGATGACGAGGACAAGTCCAATGCCACCACGTGCGTGGGCGACCACTGCTTCTTCGGCAACTCCGCAGAGATAGCCCCATCCGAGCACATTGCAGTCCTTCAGGGGCTCAACGAGTGGGTTGACTACAGTCGCCCCACCGGGCCTCAGAGGTTCTATTACGGTGCGGATGACTTTAGGGGCACAGAGGCGGGCCTCCTCACCACCCCGGTGATATTCGCCCAGCAGCACCCTGCGCACAGACTGGTTGCCCGTGATCTCGATGCCGCACTCTCATCCGTGCGTGCCCACGACGGAGGCCCGGGCAGGGTGGCCGGACGGATCCAGACCCCGCTCATAGTGGGGAACGCAAAGCCAGACCTGATGGCAGAGGTGGTCTTTGATGACCCGTATGTGCAGAGGATGCATGCGGAGAACAGACTGGCCCTATCCACAGGATTCACTGCGGGGCACGATGACGACGGACACCTGACGGAGGCGGTCAAGTGGAATCACCTGCTGGTGTTCGTGAAGGATGAGAAGAATCAACCACGGGATCCCGCCACAGGGTTTCTGAATAAGGAGGGTGACGATATGACAGACGAGATAGACGAGGGGGCTGGAGACAAGTCCAAGCCGAAGCCCCCGGCCAAGCCCGATGAGGGCAGCACAGACAGCAGACTGAAGGCCCTGATCGCAGACCTGTTAGTCAGACTCGATGAGGTGTTCAGCAGCGCTGAGCAGCTCTCGGATGAGGCCGGGGACGAGGGTGACCCCGATCCAGCGGTATCGGGCAAGGGCAAGGCCCCTGAGGAGGATGAGGAAGAGGAGCCCGTCAAGAGGAACATGAACGAGAACCACGACGAGATGGGCAGATTCACGTCCGGCGGTGGCTCGTCTGGCGGAGCCAAATCCGTTGGTAAGTCTGTGGCGCGCAAACTTGGGAATCGCCCTTCGAATCCTAGTGGACTATCGGATGAGAATCACGCTATAGCGAGGGATTTGGCGAAGATAGTGGAAGAGGACGTGCGGAATGGAGCGGACGCCGAGACCGCAGTCAGCGACGCCCTAGCCACATTCGACTCTCATTCAGTCGCTGATGGAGGGGATGAACTATCAGATAAGGCCTTCTTGGCGATGCTTCCCAAAGAAATATCGTCGCAGGTGGGAGCGCCTCGATCAGAATCCGCAGGGGGGACTTTTCCGGCGGTCAAGTCTGCGCTGGAGAGCGCCCTCCCGGGCAAGTCCATTCAGGTCATGCCCAAAGGAAAAGGCCATAGCGGCGAGCTCCCTCCCATAAAGATAGACGGCGAGACGTATATCACTAATGGCAATGAGGGATTTGATGACTTCCAATCCAGACTTTTGGCGAGCGAAGGCTGGAAGAAGAAGGGAGCAATAAGGATACCGACGGGGAAGAAGTGGGCTGTGTATATGCCGAAATCCCATTTTGATAGATTGGAGCAAGAGTATCTGGACAGACTCAAAAGCAATCAGGCAGATCTCTCCAACGCCGACTACTCGTGGGACGACTGCATAGAAGAACAGCTCGCCAAGGGCTACGATCAGGCAAAGGCCGAGAAGATCTGCGGCTACATTAAGGCGAAGAACAATCTACAGGAGATGAGGGTAGGGCGTAGTCTTGCCGGATCCGACCCAGAAGAGGATATCATGGGAGCAGAGATGGACGCACTTAAGTCTGAGCTCGACGCTGCGAATCAGAAACTCGCAGCCGTCGCGCAGGCAGAGAAGGACGCCGCATGGGAGAACATGAAGTCATCCCATGTGCCGAAGGGCTGGCTCGCAGGGGCTACTGATGAGGAAAAGGCCAACAAGGAGAAGGCCCTTCGTCAGGAGTTCGAGCAGGCCCCGGTCGGATTCGCGAATAAGATCCTCGACCTTGCCAAGGGCAGGGGAGGACAGGACAAGTCCAAGGAGGAGGGAGCAGCCTTCGGTAACAAGGATGGGGATGCAAACGACGTCCTCTCCGTGACCCGGGAGCTTCGCGCATCCTCTGGACGGAGGTAATTGAAATGGCAGTCAGCACAATCGCGCAGTATACAGGTGGCGGGATTAAGCTCCCGTGCATCCTTCAGGAGGGCAACCTCACGTATGGGGCCAAGGTTCACGGGCCGGATGGATACTTCGACAATGGCGTAACGGTGGCATCACCCCTCCAGAAGAACGACTGGGTCACGCTCGACATCGATGCGGCGAACACCTACGACGCCACCTCTGGCAACCCGGTGGTCAAGGCGCTGACGAATGGCGCACTGGTCATTGGTCAGATCATCTCTGATCCCGACTGGGTCATCGTCCCCGGTGCGAGCCAGACGGTTCGCGCGACGATCCTTGCCGGTAAATACTACCGTGTGGCAACCGTCGAGTTCTTCGGCATCAGTGGTGTCGCCAAGGCGATCCTCGTGGGTGCGGATGCAGCAAATGTCGTCCCCGGCGTCATCGGAACGATTCAGATCGATGCCTCGGCAACCGTGGCACTCAATGACACCACCGGCCCGGTCTCGCTGTCATGCGCAGACGTGGCATCCGGTGCGGTGGGGATTATCTCCTTCCACTATGTGGCCAAGGGGACAGCAACCGTGAGCGTCTTCGTCGGATTCACCGGCGGGGCAGTCACAATCGGAGCATAAAATGGTGCAGATATCAGGTGTGAATGACCGGTTCCTTCAGGCCCCGGTCATTCTCTCGGAAATCATGAGGGTAATGGATCCCGATCTCGTCTTCGACGGAATGATCCCGTACGTCGACTCCGGTGGGGATCCCGTCACATACCTCCAGAAGAGCAACAAGGCCTCGGACGCGAAGAAGCAGACCCCGCGACTGATGACCCCGTCGAGCAAGTTCCCAGAGGTGGAAATCACCCGGATGACCAAGAAGAGCGCCATCCTGAGTGAGGAGGGCCTTGCGATCCGTCTCGACAAGGACGCGATCCAGAAGAAGGCTGGCATCGACATGATCATGGACTCGTTCCAGACCGTCGGCTACTGGCTCGCAGAGTACCAGAACGCTCGGATCTACAGCACCCTGCGTGCTGGTGGCACCGATGCGGGCATGACCCCTACCTCTGCGTGGGGTGTGGAGGCCACCGCTACCCCGATGCGTGATATGCGCATATTCAAGAATGGCATGAAGCGTGAGGGCTACCCCTATCGTTGCACGGATATCTTTGTCGAGTCCGTCAACTTCAACGAGATGGAGGGCTTCCTCACCGCATCCGATATCCCGGCATACCGTGAGGCAGCGATAGCCGTCGGCAATGGCGACGCGATCACCCTTCCGATGGCCGGAAAGCCAACCTTCCACGGGCTGTTCTCTGGAATCACCCACGGCGACGTCCTCGGGCTGGACAAGAACCACCCGGGCAGCTCGCTCTACTACAACAACGATCCGCAGTTCAGCGTGCCCACGATCTCCTACGAGACCTTCGGGTTCGACGGTGTTCTGAAGGCGAAGACCGTCAAGAACTTCGGCCTGTCCACCCACCGGTACTTCGAGGACGACACCCACGACACCGTCATCCAGATCTGGTTTGACAACGTCATCGTCGTCAAGGATGCGTACTCGATCATCTACGACAACGGGCTGTAACCCCGTTGTCAATTTTTGGAGGACAGAGAAATGGCAGCATATACGGCAAGAACGTACAATCAGCTCTGCGCGGCTCGCGGGACTGACCTGACCAAGATGGCGGATGAGTTCGCCCTCATTCAGGCAGCGATCAAGGACAACCTCTGCGTGGCACTCGCAGACGGTGCAGCGGCAGGAGACATTGCAGTCGTGGGCATGACCGCGACGAGTCGGATAGTCTTCGTGGGGCACCTCTCGACTAAGGCAGCAATCGCCACCCTTGCAGACCTCACCTCAGAGTGCACAGCCGGGGCTGATAAGATCACCACGTCTACGACTGACACCACCAGTGACCAGCTCTTGATCATCTACATCAAGGCGTGAGGTGATCCAGCATGGCCAACTGCGTCTGTGACATCTATACAACGGCTGAGGCGGCTCAGACGGCGATTAATCTGATCGAAGACACCAAGTGGCTCGGGACAGTGGTGATCAAGAACGTCAACACCTCGACTGAAAAGATCCTTGTGATCCATAAGGCGTGAGGTGGGTATGACTGTGAACGCCGCGCTCGTCAGACTGGTGTACAGGCCCTTCCCACTCTTGGATGGGGACTCTGATCTCACCCTCCTGACCGAGCAAGCGAAGGAGAGACTGGATCAGGATAATCCCGGTCTCACCCCATCTGCCTACGAGAGGTGCCACGCGCTCATGATCGCCCACATGTATCAGATGGGGGATCCCCAGATGGGGCTCCGATCATTCAGCTCGGGTGACTTCTCCGGATCGCAGGATGTGGGAATGACAGCCCAACTCGCGGAGTATCGGCAGACGATAGAGGCGGCGGTCATCGCTGCGCAGAATGCATTGGCAAGCTCTACCGATCTGACTGAGGTCAGGAGGGTGGACTCCGAGATGCCCGAGCTCCAACTGGATGCTCAAGAGGTTCCAAGGTTCTTATGATACCGTTCGGATTCAGACACGTGTGCACCGTCCAGATTCGACGGGCCAAGCAGAGGGCCTCATATACCGTTGGAGTGGGAACCCCTGCCGTAGACCAGATCGTGGTGGGAGCCGATTCCTCGGCCACAGGGAGGGTAGACTCCGTGGCAGCGGGATATCTAGTCCTTCGGGACTTGTCGGGAGACCTTGTGACCGGGGAGGCAATTTCCACCCCGACTTGGTCTGGCACCCTGTCTGCCCTAACTGATCATAAGAATGCATCCAAGGAGACGATGCACTACTTTGAGGACGACCAGATCGGGATAGCCTGCAAGGTCTATTTCCCCTCTGGCAAGGGCTACTCTCGCAGGGACACCGGCGAGCTCGCGGATGCACCCCTGAAGTGTGCGGTGGCCTCGGAGGCGAAATTCGATGAGGATGAGATCTATCGCATTAAGATCCACGGCTGTGAGTTCGCGGGGCTCTATGACATTACCAACCCGAAGCCCCTCGGTGGGCTCGTCGCCCTTGATCACTACGAGATGGTCTTGAGGAGGACGAGGTAATGAATGAGCACACGTGCATACGGCAAGAGGATTTCGATAAGGTGAGACAGACGACCAACGATCTCAAGGGGGATCTCCGTGTCAATACCGAGATGACCGCTCGGCTTGAGCTTGCGATGACCAGAATGGCAGAGAGTATACAGAGGCTGTCCGAGTGCACAATCGAGATGAAGGCCACGCAGGTGACCTCTGAGGTATTCAACCAGAAGTTTGAGTCCTTGGAGGCTCGATTCCGTGAACAGCGGGATAAATGCGTGAATGAGAGTATAGAGCGGGACGAGGAGTTAGAGATGAAGATCCTTAACAACAAGGTGGCCTCAAGCGTAGAAATGCAGAGTCTTAAGGACGTTGTAAATCGTCACGACATCTACTTCTATATCGTCGGGGCCATCCTCCTTCTCGTGCTCACCAATCCGCTCGACTGGTTGCAGATGGTAAGGGGAATAGTATGAGCCTTGGGGAGAGAATCTCAGTCGAGGAGCTCAAGCGCAGACTGCTCAGTCTCAGCGAGGGTCAGATCGAGCAGACAAAGAAGAATATGGAGCAGGCGGCGGAGAACGTCAATGGTCAGTCAAAGGAGAACTGCACCCCGGGGAGGTCTCCTTACAATAACCAGAGGTTCTCCTCCAAGGAGATCCTTGCTGACAAACTTGGTCAACCTTATACCGGTGCTCCATACACCTATGATAATGACCCGGATCGTGAGCCACCGCACATGCGGGATACCATTACGGCCACGGTCATAGTGGAGGACAAGTCCGTCCACGGCATCGTCGGCACCCCTAAGGAATACTCCAAAGAGGTGCATGAGGGTACGAAGAGAATGACGGCGAGGCCGTTCATTCTGGATGCGATCCACACGAAGAGTGAGGAGACGATTGCTATCCTTGGTGATGGAGTGAAGACGCATATCAGGAGAGTGTGCAGAGAATGATACCGGCTCTGATCTCAGGCACGATAGACAAGCTCAGTAGNNCCCAGTATCACTGTCAGATCCAATAATGAGTCGTCAAAGAGCCAGAATGGGGCGATCCACACTCGCAGGCGCGATGCAACGGGAATGATCCAGATTGATATCTGGATACCCTCAGATGGAGAGGAATTCCCCTGTCAGAGTGAGGATGCCGACATGATCCAGCTCAGGGTGGAGGAAGTGCTTATGAATCCTCTCAGCCCTGTGACTGGCACCGGAACGTGGGAAAAGATCTCAGAGAGTCAACAGGAGGGTGAGGGCCTCTGGCACAATGTTGTCAGATTCCATCTCGCCTACAGTCTGATTGACACATAAGAGGAACTATGACTACAGTAGCAGATTTCGGACAATATACTGGGGTCAACGGGGCCATGACCATCGATGGCGTGCCCTTCGCTGACATTCAGTATGACATTAGGTGGGCTACCTCTGATGTCAACTTCACCCGGAGCAATAAGCGGTCAGATGGCTGCATCCCGGGGAAGAGATCGGTATCGACGAAGATCCGCAAGGTGTTCGTGCATGACGATGCAGCAATAGTGCTCGGGTATTCAATGAGTGACGTGCCGATCACTGGTGCGAATGGCGTGCTTCAGGCCGCTAACACATTCACGCCTGACACTGTCGAGACCATCGGGGCCAACCCGACAGCAGCATCGAGGGTGAAGATCACCGTCGGCACGGCTGCTATTGTGACCGCTGGCCGCGTGATCGTCTATGGCACGGATGCGAGCAGTCAGCCTCTCGCAGAGGTGTTCACAATCCCTGACGATACCCCGGCGACCACCTCGTTCACTGGCTCGAAGGTATTCAAGACGACAACCCACTACGCCATCTTTGATCTTGAGGGCGACACGGGATGCACCCTTGCCCTCGACTCTGTGGCCGGGAGCTCAACCCTGACGTTCGGAGATCCGAAGGTATTCGATATCGTTGGCACCCTGACGAAGGGAGCCAAGTCGATCACGATCACTCAGCAGGATTGCTGGCTGAAGAATGGTGGCATCTCGTGGGTTGACTCTGGACGTGTCATCGAGGTCGATGCAGATGTCGGCATGCACGATCCGGATCTCCTCTCAGTCGTCATTGTAGGGTGATGCACGATGTCTGCTGCCACAGAGGACAAGCAAGCCCAACTCCTGAGGGTGCTTGAGGAGGAGAGGCCCAACTTCTCAAAATTTGAGGAGTATGATCGCATTAAGACTGAGGCGTGGGACTCTGAACTTGATATGCTCAAACGAAGAGTGGAGAGTCGGTTCGAGACGCTTGAGCTCCCCGGCGGGGATTTCATCGCAGTGAGGACTTGTCTCACCGAGTCTGAGGAGGCGCGTCTGGGGGATTTATTCCTCCGCACCTTTTCGGGCAAGGACACGGACGCTCCCTATGAGCTGATCGAGCTCTGCACGGCCAACCCACGCATCACTGCGCAATGGATCAAGGAGAACCCGGATGAGTTCGCCACTCAGGATCTCTTGGATGTCCTGTATGGGTATCTGGAGCGGAAGCAACAGATTCGTCAGGAGCAGGCCGACAGGGTGAGAGCAATTGCCTCCTTTCGCATCGAGCGAGACGGGGAGAAATCAGGCTAAGTTCTGGCACTGGTTGGGCATCGTCGACATCCGTGAGTGGTATGATCTCCCATTTGAGATCAGAGAGTTCTGGTTGAGCGCATATAACAGCATTCAAGAAGGGGTGAGAGATGCTAGGGACACTGGGTAATCTCGGGGGCGTGTCATATGACATCGTCGCTGAGGACAAGACTGGTCAGGCCACAGGGAGTGCCGTGGCCGGGCTGGCTAGGGTCACTGCTGCATTCGCAGCGGTGGCTGCGGCCAGTCATTATATCACTCAGGCCACGGATGCCTACGATGAGATGAGCCAGACATCGGTTCTCACCTCAGCAAAGCTCGGGACGTCCGTAGGAGTGATCAATGAGGCGGTCAAGCAGGCCGCGAGAGACAACAAGGACTTCGTCTCGGATGCATCCGCAGCCTTTGATCTCCTTGCGCGTTCGGGAGAGGACAATCTCGATGTGATAGCGCAGGAGTATAAGGTATTCTCTGACCTTGGCGATATTACCAGTCAGTCCTCTACTGCTGTGACGCAGCAGGTCATTCCTGCCCTTAAGGCCTTCGGCATAGAGGTTAGTGATGTGGCCAACTATCAGGATGTGTTCACGAGCGTCGTCCGTAACACCAATATGAGCCTTGGGGAGTTCACGGGGTTCATCTCTCGGTCAGCGCTTAATCTAAAGGCCCTAGGGCTGAGTCTGGAGGACACGGCTGCAATATTCCAGATATTGAATGATCGTGGGCTTCAGGGCAGACAGGCCATGCGCGTGTTCAGTGATGCCATACAGGCGCAGTCTGAGCACATGAGGGTCGCGGAGAGGGCTGCACTGGATTATGCGAGGGCGCAGGAGGAGCTGAGGGAGGCGCAGGACAAGTCGGCAATGTCGGCACAGGAGTATGCGATGCGTATGAGCGACGTCGGCAGAGACGTGGCTGCGGCTCGTCGGCTCACTATGAATCGCAGGATCGAGCTCCTTCGTGATCAGGCGAATGAGGACAAGATCAGAGAGAAGGCCGCTGCGGCACAGGCTGCACAGACTGAGGCTGAGTCCAAGCCATTTGATGTGTTTGCAGCACTCGGGGTATCAGAGGATGAGATCCAGAGCAAGCGCGACATGATGGAGTCCAATGCGGGACTCACCACTGCGCTGGCTGATGGCGTTGAGTCCTATCAGACCGCAACCGAGAGGTGGGCGCAGGAGATGGAGCAGGCCCGTCTGGCTGTTGGCGAGCTCCTCGACCCGATCAAGGGCGTGACGGTGGCGATAAATCATCTGTCGACTGTGCTCGCTATCATTGGTACTGGTGCCACGATTCTTCAGGCCGTCGGTGCCCTCAGGGGTGCCGGAGGTCTGGCCGGTGGCGCAGGTGGGATCGCAGGGGGGCTCGGAAAGGCCGGGTCAGCCGGGGGTGGAGTAGTCCCATACGCTGTCACTGGCACGATGGCTGAGGGGATTGAGGCCACCGCTCTGGCTGAGGCCGGTGCCGGTGCCGGTGGTGTCGCAGCGATGGGGACAGGGACGCTCTTGGCCGCAGGGGCAGCCGGTGCCCTCCTCGGGGGTGCAGTCGTGTATGGTCTGGAGGAGCTCGGCCTCCTCGGACTGACCAAAGAGGGCGCAGTCAGATCCGCAGGAGAGAGGGTTGGAGGAGCAGCCTATGCCGCAGGATATGAGACTGCGGATATACTAAAGACCGTTCAGATTGGTGCTGTGAATCTCTCTAAAGACTATGACTTCGAGAGATTTATGAAGGACATGGACACTTATATGAATATCAAAAGAATGCAACGTGGGGTGAGAGTGCAATGACCACGACGTTCGGAGGGGTTGAACTCCCGAATGCAGGTAAGGCCATACTGTCATTCAATTCTCTGATACGAAAGACCTTGCTTCTGAATGGAAAGAGATCCATCCAGATCTCTCCGGAATTGGATACAAATATCGTCGTAGAGGGTATCGCCACCTATACCCAGATTCTGGCTGTCCTAGCCAAGGCTGGAAGTAAGAATGCCTTGGTCACAAACGAGGGAACGTTTACTAATTGCGTTATCTCTGGAGACATTTCGATCAGAGAATCAGATGCCCCGGGTAAATTTAATTATCGAATTGCATTCGAGAGGCACACAGCATGATGAAAGAAAAAAGGTTGCGAGGAATCGCTGAGATCGAAGGCGTTCATGCAGACGCGGCAGGTAATGTAATCTCAAGGGAGAAAATCACAGTGCCAGTGTCGTTTATCAGAGACGCCAATGGTGGTGCGGTCGATATCCGCGAGGAGGAATAACATGGTCACGATAACTAATGATGGGCTCGAGTATCAGGCCCGATACACTAATCAGTCGACAGCGGGATACTGGGGATGGCTTGCTATCGGATCTGGCTCAACCGCAGAGGCTGCGGCACAGACTGCACTAGTGACAGAGATCACCTCTAATGGAGGAGACCGTGCGGCTGCGACCTGTGGATATGAAGCAACTGCGAAATCAACATGGTATCACCTCTGGACAGCCACCGGGGTACTTACGGTACGAGAGGTCGGAGTGTTTAACTCTATCACTCCAGCTGGTTCGAAGATGCTGCTACGTCATGTGTGGACTGCCGACAAAGTGCTGGCAGCTTCTGACACCTTCGCTGTCACTGTGAAATTGACTCAGGCAGTGTAACGAGGCAGACTGTGACTGACTATACGGAAGAGATCGCCGCGACTATCCGGAATGACCCACTCGGAAGTGATGGGTTTCTCTCGGGTTATGATGCGTATCTGAAACTCCTGATGCATATGAATGCATCAGGATTTCCAGATGTAAAGGGGCATACTGTTACTGACACTGGATCTGTTACCCTATTATCATGGGGCCAGTTCGGCAAGTCAGGTGGATTTAATGGCTCCTCTCAGTATCTTACCGTCACAGGGGGAACAGATTTTGCGTTCGGTACTGGTGACTTCACGGTAATGATCTGGGGACGGATGGCATCTAATAGCTCCACATATCTCATGAGTACGAGAGCTGGAGGATCTGTCGGATGGCGTCTGTTCTTAGACTCAACAAAGATATACTGGGGGCGGACAGGAAAGAGCATATCTGGCACAACATATCTGGACGTCGGGACTTTCTATCAATACGTCGTCAGAAGGGCGTCAGGAGTCGTAAGCGTTTATGTCAATGGAGCCCAGCATGGGTCGAGCTTTACAGATAGCGGAGACGATTCCTCGAATGTATCTATCAATATAGGGCTGAAAGATGGCGGGGGTGCTGGTGATTATTGGAATGGCCAGATCGATGAGATAGCGATCTGGAATGGCGTAGCCATACCCATCTCAGAGTTATACCCCCAGACGTTAGCGGTCGATCAGGGACTCCCGATGGTATCGTTAGGGCATGACACCACTCTCACGGGAATGATCAAGAGTGTCTCTGGGTCAGCCTCATTCGGGTTGGTGGGAGTTGTCCCGGATGTGACGATTAAAAATATCCCAGACTCCGTCTTATCCGGGTGCAGCACATCCGTGGAGGCGATCATTATTAATCGCCCCATTCTTCCATCTGCTGTCTTGACTCTCTCTACTGTGGACTATCTGATATCAGGATCTGCGAGACAGTCTTTAGCCGATAAAATGATGCAAGCGAGTTTCTCCTATGATCTCGCTAAACGAGGAGAGCTTCCTGAGACGTATTTCAATCACGTAAAGTTAGTCATTCCAGACTATAATGGAGTGAACCAAACGGTATTCACTGGGATCATCCCTTCATCTGCATCCGTGTATGGAGCTGAGGGGCAGAGTGAATCATTCGTGGCCTTTGACTACTCGTGGTATCTCACGATGCAATACCTGACCCCTGATAACTTAGCGCTCCTTGTTCCAGCAGATCAGCTCATTGCCTATAAATACAGACTGTACTATCACAATCCCGTGGCATATTGGAAGGTTGGTCAGATCATCCAAGGGGTGACGGGTGGGGGCATGGGAAAGATCCTTGAGAATCATCTCGTTGGGGCATGGCCAGTTAATGAGTTATCATACGTCATTCTTGAGGCTGTCAGTGGAGATACCCTTGCGGGGCATTACTTCGTGGACGGGGAGGCTCTGCTGGTTAATGGGGTGCTTCATGCCTACGCAGATGGGCATGAAATGAATGTGACAGGAGTGATTTCTGTTGTGTACCCTCATAATTATGTGGCGCGTCTCTTGGGGCGTGACGAATCTGGAAGTGAATATGAGTCCACGACTGGAATATACCCATACAGACTGACTCCTCTCGCAGGTTGGTCAGCATCTAGCACCCCCATAGCCATTGAATTTGATTTCGAAGAGAGAACGACTAAAATGCAGGCCATAGACCGACTCTGTAAGTACCTGAGATATATTTTCATTGTCAAATCCCCGCAAGGGATCCCGCTTGCATACTTTATTCCGGAGTCAGACATTGATGACCCTGTTAAGGGATTGGATCTCCCCACCCCGGTCGAGGTCACCCCGACAAGTCCTCATCTTATGTCCCCGGTCTCAGTCAATCGCAAGGGAGAGGAGAGATATAATAAGGTCACCGTGAGATGCCAGTCCCTAACGGGTGAGTGGTTTGAGAGCGTCCTTCCCAGCACAGGCCCTGACGAGATCCCCATAGAATACATTGAGATTAATCCAGATCTAGCAACCCAGACTGACTGCGATCTGCGATGCGCAGACTTGTATGCATACTATGTGGATCACATCCGTACATGGAACGCGAAATTCGTTTTGAGATCTGATCTACGTCTATTGCAGAAATTAATCTTTACAGGAAATGTACAAGGAATCCCCAATGATACTTATCGCATCGTCGGTATTGAATATAAATACGCTGATGGAGGAACGGTGAATGCAGTGGAATGCACTCTGATCTCTGATAATCAATTCACGCTGTATCTCAATCTCAGTCGTGTATTTACGGACAGTATCTCTGAGATCCAATCGCTTATCTACAGCACAGTGGATCAGCTTAAATCTATCGAGGCCGGGGTAGCGACGAGTGTAACCAATGGTGTCGTCTCCGTGACCACAGAATCTGGTGTCAATAAAATCGGGAGGGATCCCTCAGTATGACAGTTTCAGAGGGAGATACCACTATAAACCTCCCCGTGCGGGGAGGAAAGACCATTAGTATTCAGGCTACGACGTCCATTGCGTCCGGAGATCGGGTTGTGCTTCTGCCCACAGGGAAAGGAAAATCTGTGGCGGTCGCTCCGACTGCAATCTCTCCCGGGGACAAGGTGGTGATGCTACCCACACGAGGAAAGCCTCTGGCCTTTGCGTCTGGTGGAGCATCAGTCAAGAATACCCCTTGGTCGAAGCGAGTGTATCTGGCGTCTGCGGTCTTGCCAAGTGGGACTGTAGCGATCTCAGGAGGCAGGATCGCAGGTGGTGCGCCTGTTAACGACGTCTGGAGAACCGCGAACGATGGGGCGACGTGGGGGAAGATGGTCGAGAACGCCGGATGGAGCGCTAGATTTGTTCATGAGATGGTCGCCCTACCGAATGGCAATCTGGTTGTGATCGCCGGAGTCGATCGTTCCGACGTGTGGGTATCCACAGATCAGGGAGCCACTTGGAGTCGTCAGACCGCCTCCATTCCTCAGGGTAATCTGTATGGATTCTGTGCAGGGGTTCGCAGTGAGGGATCAATAATTATCGCAGGTGGAATGGGCAGCACGGAACTCAATTCTGTATACAGATCTATCGACGATGGCCAGACATGGGCCTTACGAACCGCCTCTGCGGAGTGGAGCCCTAGACGCCATGCTGCGATGACTGTAATGCCAGATAACAGTCTGATTCTGTATGGGGGAATCGATGAATATGGTTCGGTATCGAGAGAGGTGTGGAAATCGACCGACGCAGGAGAGAAATGGACACAGGTCTCCTCGACGGCTCCCCCATTGGCATATCACAGAATGGAGGCATTCTCAGACGGCAGTCTTGTTGCGGTTGGTGGGTATAATGGAAGTGACTATATCAACACAGTCTATGCCTCATATGACTCAGGGGCGAATTGGTCAGCTATCGGCTCCGCAGGAAATGTATCCCTACATGGGCATCGTGTGGCCAAGCTGTCGAGCCAGAGATTATTATTAATCGCAGGACAATGGAGCTACGACGATGAAGTCACCGTTCCGAGCAAGAAAGTGTGGCAGTCTTCAGACAGAGGGGTGTCATGGTCTCTGCTATCTAAGTGACAACCCTTTTTGCCTAACGCAGCTTACCAAAGTACGTGATGCCCACGTCTGGGTGTCAGGAGTATATTATGAGTGATGAAACACAGAGCGTAGACGTTCTCGGACTCTTCTTCGGGGCGTACAACACTGCCCCCGGGGCAGAGCAGGCAAAGACGAATCTCGTGATCAAGAAGGAGGCTCTCGATAGATCCTCAGGATTTATCGTTGGTCGATTTGCATGGATCAACACAGGCGGATACACGGCAACCGTGGACGCGATCATTAAGGTCGACGGAGTCGTCGTCCCCAAGTATGGTGGGAGCCGTATCTCGACTCAGGGGACGAAGGGCGAGGTCGATACCGTCCTCTTCAAGTGGCCAAACTCAGCCCTGTCCAGCAAGCTCGGACATCATACCGTAGAGGTCATCCCGGGCATACGCCACGGGGTTATGGGAGGGTCTCACACCTTCGGTATCGGATTCCCCTCCACACAGTGGTTCCCGACGAAGAGATTCACCGTCACGCTTGAGTGAGCCTATGATGGAGGCTCCAAGCATTCAGGTGGGCTATGGCATCAGGGGATATCCCCTGAGTGCCATGAGGCCCACTGATGAGAATGGCCGTGACTTCGATTCATATGACACGGCGAGCGAGCACGCAGAGATTCTCACAATCCCAAACTGGTTTCCGTTCTGGAAGGGACGTGTCCTCTGGGATGGAATGTTCTCCTGTTATTACGATATCCACATCGCCATTGAGGCGTTCCGTCGTGGGTGGCGAACTGGACAGAATGAGAACGTTCCTGATGTCCCAGTGCTCTGGGCTCATAAGGGCCACTACTGGATCATTGCCGATATAGCCTATGATCTCAAACGTGGGAGTCAGGGCGCTATCATTGGTGGGGCCATCGCATTGGCCGGGGCGCTCAAAGTGATCGGATGGATCTGATCTCAGGCTCCGTCTGTCCTGATCTGCCCACCGGAGCCCCACCGGTTCAACCGGTTGGCATCCGGGCGGGGCAGGCACGATCACTAATTTCGAGCCTGATCGGCCAAAGGCGATATTGCCCTTGTTCGCGCAGAAGAACGATCTCAGGCGTCTCTCTGTGCAGACTATAGGATGGTCGTCTGAATGCGCCTAGTCGGAGTCGATCCGGGCGTGACGACTGGCCTGTGTGCATTCAATGATAATGAGTTCATCATAGGATGCGAGGCCACCTCATACAATGCAGTTGATGAGTTCATTTGGCGTCATAAGCCGAAGGCCGTCATCATCGAGGACTTCAGAATTAATCGAAGCAAGCCAGCAGAATATCACGCCCCTATCAGAATGATCGGAGTCGTGGAATACATCTGCTGGCATCGCGGGATCCACATGGTTCTCCAGTCTCCATCTATTCTGAAGCTCTCCCTACCGCACACAGAGGGAATGCACAAGAGCAGACATGTCAGGTCTGCGTGCGCCCACGTGGTCTATTATCTCAAGAGGAAGAAATGAGAGAGATTCCGCTGAGCAAAGGACTAGTCGCCATCGTAGACGACGATGACTTTGAGGCTCTCAGTCAGTCTAATTGGTACGCCAAGAAGGAGGGCAGGACTTACTACGCGTATAAGACTGAGAGAATGCACAGCCTGATTCTGCGAGCTCCGCGTGGGATGAGCGTAGATCACCTTGACGGCAATGGGCTGAATAACCAGAAAAGCAATCTTAGAGTCGTCACTCACAGAGTGAATTGCCAGAACAAGCACTCCCCTAAGTCTAGCATCTACCCCGGCGTAAGCTGGAGGAAAGACCGCAAGAAGTGGGCTGCTAAGATCTCTATAGGAGGCAAAGGTAAGTATCTCGGGCAATTCGACAATGAGGTCGACGCTGCCAGAGCATATGTGAGAGCCTGCGAGGAGCTTCTCGAATGACAACCTTATCTTTGAAGCACGGTAGAATGATTCTGTCCTCGCGGCAAGTCCCCGCGACGTTACAGTCGTTTGAGGATCGAAGCGTCAGGGGCAAGTATTCCTTCCCAGTCTGCGGGGACATCGTCAGACGCCTGTTGGCGACTGACCCCGAGCTGGATCTGACAGACGAGCTTTGGGCTAGACTGGAGGATATCGCTGTCAGGCAGGAGCCTGCGATGGCCATCGCTCAGGCTCACGATTGGATCGGAGACGAGCGCCTCTATCCATATCAGAGGGTGGCCGTATCATGGCTGCGACAAGTCCATAAGGGCATTCTAGCGGATGAGCAGGGGCTCGGCAAGACCGTTATGGCAGTCGTGGCCGCAAGGGAGTGCAACCCCGCCAATGGCCTGATTATCTGCTCCACGGCTATGATGCAGACGTGGGCTGATCATCTTAGGGAGTGGATCCCAGATACTCATGTCTATACTTTGGATGGCAATCAGAAGGCCAGAGAGGAGACGATTCTCAAGTGGATTAGCCGAGATGCCTACCTCGTCACCAACTACGCAAGGGCTGAGATTCACGCGGAGTTTCTCAAAGCAGATCTGGTTATCGTTGACGAGGCTCACCGAGCCCGTAATCGCAAGACAAACGTCTCCGATGCCATGCGTAAAATCGTTAGACGGGCAAAGTATGCATTCCTCCTGACTGCGAGCCCGACGGTGAACAACCTATCAGATCTCTGGCCGCTCCTCAACATGTGCGATCCACAGAGGTTCGGATCGTTCTGGGGATTCGTCTTCAGATTCTGTGAGATCTCGGATAATGGATTCGGGCTGAAGATAGAGGGCAAACGAGAGTCCGAGGCGGAGGCCCTAGACAATATCCTGAGACCATACGTGCTGATGCGTGAGGGCATGCTCGGGCTGAACCCCTCTGAATATCGAGTGATCGACTATCGTCTGGTTGGTGAGCAGCGTCGCCTGTACGATGAGATGGCCAAGACAGGGACTTGTCGCTACCACGGCTCAGAGATAGAGGCCCTCGATGTGCTGGCTCAGATCACACGCCTGAGGCAGCTGGCCCTGAGCCCACGTCTGTTGTTCCCAGACTACGATGATCTGGATAAGGTGGATTTCCTACCAGAGATCGTTAACGAGTGGAAGGGTCAGGTCGTTGCATTCACATCCTATGCAGAGTTGGCCAAGTTGGCAGTCGAGAGGCTGATAGAGAACGGCATCACCGCCACCTCTATCACTGGTGTTCTGAGTGATAATCAGAGAGAGGCCAATCTCAAGGAGTTCAGATCCGGAAGAGCCAGAGTGATGGTGGTCACGCATGGAACGGGTGGTGAGGGTCTCACCCTGACGGAGGCAGACCGGGCCATATTCTTGGATCTCGCTTGGCATCCTGCGGGGAATGCCCACGCCGCTAAGCGCATCAACAGACATGGCCAGAAGAGCGACAAGACCCAGATCACGATCCTCCACGCCACTAAGACTGTGGAGGATCACGTGCGTGACATCATCTCTGAGAAGAGGCCCGTCACCATCGGTGAGCTGCTCAGGCGAGACCCTGACCTCAGGTTGGCTTAAAAGGAACCCTGAACTAGAAGTGGTTGTGAAGTTGCTTAACAACCACTTCTAGTCTACCCTCCTTTTACTTTGTGTCTGAGTGGGAGGCCTGCGCTCGATCTCAGTGGTGGGATATATAAGGAAGTAGTGACAGAACATGGGATGTTATGAGTGCTGACTTTGAGGGCGTAAGCCCTAGCCAATTGGATGCCATGTCATGCAGAATGGCGTGGCATCTCGGCTACAGACTGGGGTATAGAACCCTGAGGGTAACCCCTGCTCTTGATCTCGGGATAGGCATCCACGAGGGTCTTGAGCTCTTCTATGCAAAGAGAAAGGATCCCGTTAGGGCATTTAAGGACTGGGCCAAGCAGCGCAAGACTGAGATCAAGCCTGAGTGGGACGACGACCTGAATGCGATGGCAGAGATCGAGGCCCTTGGCATTGTCATGCTTGAGGGATACCACGATCACTATGGGGATGACGAGGAGCTTGAAGTCCTAGCGACGGAGCACACTCTGACTCGGCCAATCCCAGACCCTGAGACCGGGGAGGACTCTAAATACTCCCTGAATGCTCGTCTGGATGGCGTGGTGCGCCACGTCGACACTGGCAAACTTTTCTCTCTAGAGCACAAGACGTATGGACGACTGGACACTGGGCACTTCGAGCTGAATCATCAGTTCACGGCACAGGCGTGGTTGGGGCAAGACCTTGCTGCCACGCTCGACATAGACGAACCAATCGTTGGGGTTCTCTATAACGGGCTGAGAAAGCAGGCACCCGGGCCACGAGTAAAGGGGGATCTCTTCCACAGGGAGAAGATCTTCAGAAATCAGGATCAGATCAATTCCATGCTGTTCCGAGCGTATCATCAGTGCGCAGAGGTCGACAGTGAGGACGTAGCGATCTATCCACAGCCGAATGCCATGAGATGCAGGATGTGCTCCTTTAAGGAGGTATGCACCGAGTGGTCAAGAGGCGGAGACTTTCAGTTTCTGCTGGACAATCTATTTGCTCGTCGAACGGATGGGCGATTTGCTCCAGTAGAGGAAGAAGAGTGATTTAATGGTGACTAAAAAGACTTCGAAGGCCGCTCCCGCGACTGAGGCTAGTGGATGCCCACTCCCAATCGAGAGACCGACCTCTATGCAATGCCTGAACATCATTCTCTATGGTGCATCAGGCTCAGGAAAGACACGGCTCGCCGGGTCAGCCCAAGAGTGCGAGGCGACGAGCCCTGTTCTGTTCATCGACGTGGATTCCGGAACGGCGACCCTTCAGGGTAAGGAGATCGATATCGTTCGCCCACGCTCGTGGAAGGACATCCAGAAGACCTATGAATTCCTTCTGAATGAGAACACCCACTACAAGGCCGTAATCATCGACAGCCTGAGTGAGATGCAGAAGAAGTTCAGTATGGGCACCATCCTTGGTGAGATCAAGGAGGGTGGGGACTCGTATAACGACCTTGGCAGCACCCCTGTGCCGACACGTCAGGACTGGATGAAGACTGGGGATCAGATGCGCAAGCTCATTCGTGCCTTCCGTGATCTCGCCTACAATGAGCGAGAGGAGGGGCGCGTGCATGTCATCATGATCGCCCTTGAAAAGGCAGACGATAAGCGCAAACTGATCTCTCCTTCGCTCCCCGGGAGCCTCGGGACAGACTGTGGGGCGTTCGTCGACGTTCTTGCTCGCCTGTCTCGGGTGGCCATCGAGGAGGAGGACGCTGAGGGTAATCTGACGTCCGTTACGCATCGCGTCCTGATCACTGACACCTACGTCGACGAGGACGGCAACTCCTATCTGGCGAAGGACAGGTCGTCGAAGCTCGATGTGATCTGGGATCCGACTATGGAGGATATCATGGGGGCGTTCCTCTCATGAGCCTGAAGGATTTCACTACTGAGGCGCTCGTGGAGGAGCTGCTCAGGCGTGAGGGGGTTGAGGAATTCGTCTGTAATGATCCTGACTCTAACTATACCGTCGGGACGTGGAACAAACACGATGGATCAGGCCATGTGAGGACAACCCTTGATGCCGCAGGGCCTGCTCGCATCCTCGTGGTGATCGACTGATGAGCAAGAAGGCATATGTCGAGGCCGTCATCGTCGGGGCAGGCCCGGCTGGGATGTTCTGCGCAGACAGACTCGCGGATGCAGGATATAAGGTCGCAATCGTCGATAAGGGCAAGCCGATGTCATTCCGCAAGTGCCCCAAGTCAACGGCCTGCGCGTGCGAGGTCTGTGATATCCTCTGTGGCGCAGGGGGTGCGGGAGGATTCTCGGATGGGAAGAACACCCTCAGCCTGACCCGTGGCACTCAGCAGGAGGAGCTCTTCCCGCCTGAGGCAGAGCGAATCATGCATGAAGTCGATGGCCTCGTCGCTGAGCTAGCGGGGACAGAGGGAGTCCAGACTAGTGGCGAGAGTGGCCCTCAATCGAGGTTTAATCGCTATGGGTTTCGTTTCGGATCATATCCCCTCCGACATGTCGGCAGCGACGGCATTCGCAAATGGGTTGATGGCATGCAGGCCCGTCTGGAGTCCAAGGGCGTCCAGTTCGCCTATGATGCAGAGGTTCACAAGATCCTCGATGGCCCCGGTGGCCGTGGCATCAATGGTGTTGGTCTCAGTGATGGATCGATTAAGTCACACCATGTCATTATCGCATCCGGACTTGAGGGATCCCCGTGGCTAACTCAGGAGCTCCAGAGGTGTAAAGCTCAGTTCGAGCCCGGCCCGGCGGGATTCGCTATTCGTCTTGAGACCTCTGCTGCGACTCTCGCTCCACTCTTTGAGACGTTCTACGACTGGAAGATGGAGAGGGGGCGGCTGCGCTCATTCTGCTGCAATCACAGGGGGGAGATCGTCAACGAGAATCACGCGTCCCTCGGAGTGCGCAATGTCAATGGGCATTCGTTCCTCGACCCGAAGAGAAAGACGGGCTCGTCCAATGCGGCGATCATGTCAAAGATCACCACAGAGATGGCAAAGGATCCGCAGGAGACTGTTAAGGAGGCCGCTCGGGCAATTAATCGCATGGCTGGAGGGCACACAGTCATTCAGCGCACCTCTGACTTCATTAACAACGTCCCCACGCATCCGAAGGGGATCCCAGAGGATGACCCCGTTAGGACTAACTGGCAGGCTCGTTCAGGCGTCAACATTGGGGACGGACTTGTCGGCATCAATAGTCTCTATGAAGATTACGTAGCATACCTGATCAACCTCGACAGGATCGTGCCCGGCGTGATCGGAGAGCAGTCATACGTCTATGCACCAGAGGTGAAATATTATTCGCCACGCGTCAGGCTTGAGCGAAACTGGGAGGTCGTGGGAATCCCCGGCCTCTTTGTGATCGGTAATGCATCAGGATACCTCGATTCGTTCGTGGCTGCGGCGACGTCAGGGATTTTAGCAGCCCAAGCAATCACTGGAGGAAAGTAACATGGTAAAACTGTCAGTCAATCTGGATGGAGTAGGAGAAGCAAGGGAAGCAATTGAGGCCGGACGCTACGAGGCGAAGGTCACGGAGATCGAGCAGGGCGACTCTCAATCGGGCAACCCGATGCTCACATGGTCGTGGGAGATCACCTCAGGAGATCACGCCGGGCATGAGATTCGCTCGTACACGTCTCTTCAGGAGCACGCTCTGTTTGGCCTAAAGTCCCATCTCGCAGCAATGGGCCTCGACACCGATGGCGAGCTCGACTTCGACACCGATAAGCTTATTGGCAAGAGGGCGATCATCGTGGTCACCAAGGCTCAGATCCAGAACAAGCAGGGAGATGGCATGGTCGATGTCAATCGCGTCAATGCCGTCTACCGTCTCGAGAAGTCGAGCGGGGCATCTCCGGCTGGGGGAGTCAAGAAGCCCGGTGCAGTCGTCAAGGGTGGCAAGAGGGTTCCATTCTAAGGGTGCCCTGAATGCTTGATCAGGCACTTCAATATGAGGCGGCGGGGCTCTCAGTCATCCCTGTCCACTTCATTGGTGCCGATGGTCGATGCTCCTGTGGGAGCGCTAGATGCAGATCACCCGGAAAGCATCCGAAGGTTACGTGGCGTGCGAATCAATCCACGAGGCTGACCGCAGACGAGCTGCGGAAGCATCTGGCTGATCCGAAGACGACGAACGTGGGCATTGTCACCGGGCCTATCTCTGGCATTGCAGTGCTGGATATAGACGGTGAGGAGGGCGTCGAGTCATTGAGAAAGGCTGGCCTCCCTCTGGATGCCCTCCCGGATACTCCCACGGTGAAGACCGGCGGCGGTGGTCTGCATCTCTATTTCAAATACCCTGAAGGAGATCAGATCAAGACTCAGGCGGGCATCCTTCACAAGGTGGATATTCGTGCTCAGGGAGGGTTCGTTGTAGCCCCTCCGTCACTGCATAAATCCGGGAAGAGATACGCATGGGTGAAGGGCAAGTCCCTCTCAGACTTGGACATCGCTGAGTTTGATTTCTCCCTCCTGTTGGGCAGGAGACAAGTCCCCAAGAAGATCCGTGCCACAGTCAGTTGGCACGAAGAGCTCATGGATGGTGCCCCAGAGGGCAAGCGAAACCAGTCGGCCACTCGTCTGGCTGGACGTTATCTATCTCGTGGGCTCTCCCTAACGGAGACTTATCTTCTTCTGAGCGGATGGAATCAGAGAAATAATCCACCACTCCCTGATCGGGAGATCGACCAAATCGTGCAATCCGTAAGCAAGGCGGAGGGTCAGCAGGGACACGGCCTAGAGTGGATATCAGGCATTCTGGGCGTGAACGTGATGACCATTCGAAGAATTACAGGCGACGAGCCTAAGATCATCATGGAATTCGATGAGGGCGCATGCACTATGACCACAGTTCAGTTATTGTCAGCGGGCACATTTCAGGCTGCGATAGCGGATGCGACAAAGGTGGTGGTCATGAAGCGATCAGTTAAGACTAATCCCACGCACGAGAAGCTCGTGCAGGCCATTCTTAGAGAATCAGTCGATGAGGACGCCGGTGCAGAGGCCACATGGGTGGGGGAGATGAAGTCCCTTCTCAAGGATTACGTCGCCAATCAGAGACTTATTATAGAGGTAAAGGAGAGTGAGGACGTGCCAATGAGCGGGCCATTCCGTCTGGATGGTCGTGTGTGGGTATCCATACTCGACGTGATCCAACGGAGCAGCACGAGGTGGGGCGTCAAACCACAGAATACCACACAGATGGCTCAGAGAATGCGGAGCCTAGGAATAGAGCCCAGAGCCTTCAAGGCTATAGATGGATCGACTAGATCTGCATGGGGAATCCCGGAGGGTTCGGCATGACGGAGGTATTCAAGACTATAGAGAGGAGAGTCTATGGCCCACCCGGTACTGGCAAGACAACGTGGTTGGCCAAGAGGGCCAAGGAGATGGCCGACGAGTTCGGAGCAGATCAAGTCTCGATATGCTCTATGACGAGGGCTGCTGTCAGAGAGGTGGCCGGTAGGGATCTCCCACTCCCAGAGGAGAATGTAACCACTCTGCACGCCAGATGCAAGAGGGCGATCATGGCGGGCAAGCCAGCAGAGTCTCAGATCAAAGACTTTGCCAAGGCGTACCCATCCTACGCAACGTCTGAGTGCCTCCCGCCGGGACTTGTCCGTGGCATCCACAGAGATGAGGACACGGATGAGGTTCTCCTTGCGGGAGCAGGGATCACACTCTACGAGCACTGTCAGATCCTGCGCCAGAAGATGGTGCCAGAGTCCCAGTGGTCGCCCAGAGTGGCTATGTGGTATCAAGTCTGGAAGAAGTGGTGCGCATCCTCAGGGACTCTCGATTTCACAGGATGGCTAGAGGCGTGTCTGGAGCCGGGCACTCTGCAACCCCAACAGGTTCTCTTTGTGGATGAGGCGCAGGATCATACCCCGCTCCAGCTCGCAGTCGTGCGAGCGTGGGATACCCGATATCGGTACTTGATCGGAGACGACGATCAGAACATCTATGAGTGGTCAGGAGCGATTCCTAAGGCGTTCCTTAGCCCGTCCCTGCCACCAGAGGATGAGCTCGTGCTTGCGCAATCCTATCGGGTTCCGAGATCGGTTCATGCCGTGGCTATGCAATGGGTAAAGGGTATCCGATACCGCAAGCAGAAGGAATACAAACCCAGAGATCATGAGGGAGAGGTACTATACTCAGGCTACAGTCTGGCGGATGCCCACATGGGCGAGCTCCCAGATGGGTCTGAGGCGAGTTACAAGAGGACGATGATCCTTGCCTCCTGCGCCTACATGCTGAACGACGTCATTAGCACGCTGAAACAGAATGGTATCCCATTCTGTAACCCCTACAGGAGAGCTGATGCACGCTGGAACCCTCTGGGGAAGCCCCTGCTCACGATCCGTAGCCTAATGGTTGGGGATCGGGTATGGACAGGGGAGGAGGCATTGTTGTGGGCGACCCCGCTCTCAGAGAAGAAGGCATTCGTCAAAGGAGGCAAGGCGAAATTCCTCCGCGAGTGCAAGAGTGCGGGAGTGAGGGAGATCAAATCTCGCCACCTCAGTCTTCTGACTGACGATGCTTATGAGATGGTGCTCTCTCAGGATCCGCAGGTATTCTCTAGCCACAGGGCAACAATGGCCACTGGTGACTGGAATTACACTCTCAGAGTCGTGCGGAACTTCGGGCCAGAGGTAGAGCCTTGGATCATCGTGGGCACGATCCACTCGGTCAAGGGTGGAGAGGCCGACGACGTGGTGCTCTTTCCCGACTTGTCTCCAGCGGGGTATTCAGAATACATGTCTACTGAGAATAGGGACAGGATCCTCAGACTGTTCTATGTGGGGATGACCCGTGCGAGAGACAGACTGGTGCTCTGCGAGCGCAGTGCCCCAAGGGCTGTGGATTGGATCTGAGGAGGAGATATGGAAGAATCAAAGCCAGAGGGGCAATCTTTTACCCCAGAAGAGGTGGCGATCAGGCTAAATTGCCATGTCGCCACCGTGCATGAGCTCCTCCGATCAGGGAGGCTCAAAGGATTCAAGCTGACCCGGCAATGGAGGGTAACGCCAGAAGAATTACAGAGATTTCAGACGCAGGAGGCGAGTAATTGAGTCTCATTAAGGTAACCAAGGAATTCACATTCGATGCCGCACACAGGCTGATGAGCCATCCCGGCAAGTGCAAGAATCTGCATGGCCACACGTATCGGGTGCAGGCAACCCTAGGAATGCCAGCGCACAGACTGAAGAATAATCATGGCATGGTCATAGACTTCGGAGTGCTAAAACAGGAGATTATGGAGCCCCTCCTCGATCACTTTGATCACGCGATCATTTTGGAGTTAGGGGATCCCCTGCTGGAGGCCATCGAGGGGCTTGACCTGAAGACCGTTACGATGGATGGCCCACCAACGGCTGAGGCTATGGCGGCGTTCTTCGGCAAGAGAATCCAGTCTGAGATCGCCGGAGGGGACATCTCACTCCACTCGGTCAGGGTATGGGAGACCCCCACCTCGTACGCCGAGTTCAGGGAGGATATGTCATGAAAGAGGCCCGCCTTCCAGTGAGCGAGATATTTGGCCCTACCCTTCAGGGAGAGGGAGCCTATGCAGGCCGCAGGGCTGTGTTTATCCGATTCGGTGGCTGCGACTCTCACTGTGAGTGGTGCGATACCGCCTACGCAAAGAACACGTCGGAGTGCTGCGAGCTCACAGTCGATGAAATCCTCTATCAGGTCGAGGAGATGCGTGCCAACTGCAATCTCGTCATCCTGACTGGAGGCAATCCATGCCTTCAGGATCTCGGGCATCTGTGCGCACGACTAAGAATCAAAGGGTGGGGAATCCACGTCGAGACGCAGGGCACCATTATACCCTACTGGCTGGACAGAGTGGATCTCATCACAATCTGCCCGAAGATAAGATCCAATATTGCTCCCATTGTCGAGAATATCAATGCCGCACAGAAGATGGCTCCGATCCAGCTCAAATACGTCGTGTTCACGGAGAACGACTATGAGACTGCAAGGGAGTTAGCACGACTGTATCGATACACGAAATTCATTATTCAGCCCGGCTGGGATCCGAAGACCAACGACTACCCGTATGGCCTGCGAGCGCTCGCGGAGAGGGTGGCAAAGGACTCACTCCTTCCGGATGCAGTCATATTCATGCCACAGTTGCATCGCATTCTGTGGGGAGGTGTCAAGGGTGTATAGAGAGATTGAGACGCATATTCAGGCCGTTCTTCAGGAGTTGGCCAATCGAGGGGATGTCGACCCAGAGGTATTAGAGAATACCGCCAGACGAGTCGAGGACGCCTACGCAGAGCTGTTCTGTGGATATGGTCAGGATCCGAAGTCCATTCTGTCAAGGGTCTTTGAGTCGAAGACTGATGAGATGGTGTGCGTCCTGAGCATCCCGGTCTTCTCGACGTGTGAACATCACATGCTGCCATTCATTGGCAAGGCCCACGTCGCCTACATTCCAGACGGGAAGATCCTTGGCATCAGTAAGATCCCCAGAGTGATCGAGTGCTTCGCCAGACGCCTGCAACTACAGGAACGCCTGACCGACGACGTGGCCAACTCCATACAGGAGTGCGCCCAGCCTAAGGGCGTCGGGGTGATCATTATCGCTGAGCACACGTGCATGACCACCAGAGGTGTTAACAAGCCGGGCACGAAGACGGTGACATCAGCGATGCGAGGCCTGTTCAAGGAGGACGAGAAGACCCGTGGGGAGTTCCTCTCCCTCATCAAGCTCGGAGAGGGAGCATGATCTCCATCAATGTCGGCACGACGATGAGCGGATTTCATCGTTGGCCCAATGCCCCTCCTCACAGGGCATACCTTGGTCTTCGCCATCAGCACACGTTCTGGTTCGAGGTGGAAGTTCCGGTCAGTCAGGCCGACAGGGACATTGAGTTCCACGATCAGAGGGAGAAGTTGGAGGTCATCCTGACCGCCATGTTTCCGAAGGGCGAGTTCGGGGACAAGTCCTGCGAGCAGATCGCCCTCGACATCCTAAAGAGGATGCCAGAGGCCATCTCAGCAACCGCAGGAGAGGATCCGCAACACTTCTCGACTGTGCGGCGTGACGCACTCTCCACGGTCAACTCCAAGAATGGTGGTCTCCATCTGGCCACAGTCTGTGGATCGACCAAATTCAAGGAGGAGACCCTGAAGGCGCTCGCAGAGCTGGAGGACGAGGGAATCGCTACGATGGCTGTCGGGAGTTTCATGCACGCCGACTCTGTACCGATCAGTCCAGAGGCGAAGGCCCGTTATGACCGTCTGCACAAGGAGAAGATCTCCAAGAGCGACAGCATATACGTCGTCAATCCCAATGGATATATCGGGCAGAGCACGGCTGGCGAGATCCTTCTGGCGTGGTCGCTCGGGGTTCCGATCAGGTATCGCTATCCGAGATTCACAGTCGACCCTCAGCCTCTGAATGAATTCCGTGACCGAATGGCCATGAAACTCCTGAAGAACGCAGGCAAGGGTGGGTGGTCAGACTGGTCGATTGCTGATCTCATGAGCGGGGTCAAGCGAGAGCTGGACGAGCTAGAGAGGGCCATCGTGAGTCAGGAGAGCCCGGAACGCATCGCCAACGAGGCGGCAGACGTAGCCAACTACTGCATGATGGTGGCCGATCAGGTCACGAAGAGGCGTAAATGAGTCATCAGATCCAAGACTGGAACGCACAGAGGCAGAACATCTTCATGGACAGATATGCTCTGCGCAGAGCGGATGGACGTCACGCAGAGGCTGACATCAGTCAGATGATCTTCAGGGTGGCGATGGCGGTGGGTAGGGACGTGAGTCAGGCCGCTCAATTCAGCAAGCTCATGGAGGGGTTCGGCTTCGTCCCCGGGGGACGTGTCCTCACGGGTGCGGGAGGCAAGGGTCAGGCAACCCTCTATAATTGCTTCGTGATCGGTATTCGCGACGTGACTGGCAATCATGGCTCAGACAGTCGTGTGGCGATCATGAACACGCTGACTCGAATGGTGGAGATCAATGCCCGTGGTGGAGGGGTAGGCATTAACTGGTCGACCCTCCGTCCGTCTGGGGCATATATCCACGGAGTGGATGGTCACTCATCAGGGCCAAACTGCTGGATGCATGGTGCGGATGCTCTAGCGGATCAGATCCGTCAGGGAGGATCCAGAACCGCAGCCCTGATGTTCATGTTAAACGATTGGCACCCGGACGCTCCGGAGTTCGCCAAGATCCGTCAGAGGTTCAAGCGTGCCAACTTCTCGATGGCCATATCCGATGCCTTCGTGGAGAAAGCCAAGTCTGGTGGAATGTGGCACACCATCTTTCCGGACACGTCCTGCGCAGAGTATAACAAGAGCTGGGACGGGGGCATTCACATCTGGCAGGGAGACGTTCAGGAGGGTGAGAGCGTCGAGGCCAGACATATGCTCGCTGATATGGCACAGTCTGCATGGGAGATTGGTAGCCCGGGGGTTGTCTTCCTCGATCAGTGTCAGAGAATGAGTAACACATGGTACCGTAGTCGTGTGCTTGGAACCAACCCCTGTGGGGAGCAGCCCCTGCCAGAGAATGGATGCTGTAATCTCGGGTCTCTAAACCTTGTGGCCTACTGGAACGAGAAGAGTGGGGATCTCGATTGGGAGGCTCTTGAGAGCGGGGTTCGCGGATCAATTGCATTCCTTGACCGAGTCATAGACGTAAGCCCTATCATTGATCCGAGGATTCAGACGGAGCAGTCTGCATGCAGGCGCATAGGCCTTGGCACAATGGGCCTTGCAGACCTGTTCATTCTCAAGGGCATTCGATATGGCTCCGCACGGAGCATAGATGAGATCAGCAGAGTGTTCAGCCGTATCCGTGACACCGCATACGACTGGAGTGTGCATATGGCTGAGGAGTCCGGCGTGGCCCCGGGGTACGACCGACGGTTCCTTGAGGGAGGGTTCATACAGACACTGCCGGGATGGCTTAGGGATGAGATCGGTGCACATGGCATTCGCAATCTCGCCCTCCTCACTCAGGCTCCAACCGGCACGACGAGCATCCTTGCCGGTGCATCGAGTGGAATCGAGCCGATCATTCAGGCCCACTATATGCGAAGGGATGCGACCGGATGCCATGAGGTGATGCATCCCCTATTCGCTCAGTTCGGCAACGACCTCCCAGACTTCTGTGTGACCGCAATGGACGTGTCCCCGAAGGAGCACATCCTCGTACAGGCTGCGGTGCAGCACTTCGTCGACAGCTCGGTCTCCAAGACGATCAACCTGCCGTTTGAGGCCACCCAGAAAGAGATCGAAGAGATCTATCTGATGGCCTACGACTGTGGCTGCAAGGGTATCACAGTGTATCGTACCGGTTCGGGCAAGGATGATGTCATTCAGGGGTGCGCAGCATGCCAGATATAAAGGTGGCAACCATCCTGCCCACCCCATTTCTGGGGTTGGAGCGGGGCTCTCCTTATCATATGTGTCTAGCGCATCTCATGCACGTGCCAGAGTATGGACAGTTCTTCTTCGATCAGGCGCAGAAGGGGAGATTCGTCCTGATGGACAACGGAGTTGTCGAGACGGGGATGCCACTGCCGTTCGAGGAGCTCCTGACCATTGCGAGGGCATTCGACGTGACCCAGATGACACTACCGGACAGGATCAACGACCACAGGCGCACTCTGGAGCTTCATCGTGAGGCGGCGGAGGGTGTCAGAGGAAGGCATCCCTCATTCATGGCCATTCCTCAGGGGAGCACCCTTGGAGAGTGGATCCTCTGTGCGAAGGAGATCCTCGAGAATGCCGACAACTGGGGCATTCGTGCCATCGGTATCACCAAGTTCCTAGAGGGCAAGGTGCACAAGAGAGCGGATGCTATTCGTGCAGTCGATGGGCTGCTCGACAGTGGGCTGGACATTCATTTACTGGGGTGTCTGGCGAATGACCCAACGGAGATCTATCGTTCCCACCAAGCCTGTGATGGCCTCCTGAGAGGAACGGACTCTGGGATGGCTTCAATCTGGACTCAGGAGGGACTTGTCGTTGGCAAGGATCCGAGGCCACACGTCGAGATGAACTTTATGACCCACGGAGGAGTGCCCGAGCGATTCAGTGCAAGGCTCCTCCGTCAGAATATCAAGCGCTGGAAGAGCGCTGCCACGAGAGGTGAGACATGACTGCGATAATGGTTATGGGGCTTCAGTGGGGCGATGAGGGCAAAGGTCGAGTGGTCGATCACATTGCCCAGAGAGCGGAGACAGTCGTTCGATTCAATGGTGGCCCGAACGCCGGTCATACTATACCCCTGCCTGATGGGGGCAAGATAGCGGTTCATCAACTGCCCTCTGGTGTAACGAATCAGTCTGCACGACTCTGCATGGGGCGTGGCATGGTCGTCGATATCGAGAGGCTCGCAGGCGAGATCATGACCACCGGGGTGAACCCGAAGAGGATCTTGCTTGACAGTCGTGCACAAGTCATCGCCCCCTGTCACAGAGATGAGGATGGCGCTGCTGAGGACTCCAGAGGCGCGAAGGCAATCGGTACCACGAAGACTGGCAATGGCCCTGCCTATGCAGATAAATACGCCAGAGTGGGCGTCACAGTCGGAGACCTAATGGAGGCCAATAGCGCCTACGACGCCATCAGCAGACTGGCTGCCGCTCGACCGGGTAGAGATCTTAGCGATCTCAGGCAGTGGTCTATCCAAGCGGTGGATCTCCTCCAGAGAATGACGAGCAATGGACTGGAAGTGGGCGACGTATCCGAGTTCCTCATCGAGGCCCATCTCTGTGATGCCAACATTCTCTTTGAGTGTGCCCACGGATTTGAGCTGGACATCGACCACGGGGCGTACCCCTACGTTACCTCCTCCTCCTGCGGAATTGGTGGGGTATACTCTGGTGCGGGATTCCCACCTCTGGAGATCAGCCACGTCGTTGGGGTGATGAAGCCCTACTCCACGCGAGTCGGGGCAGGCCCATTCGTCCCGGGGTTCACTGATGAGCAAACGAACTTCATTCGTGAGAGGGGAGGAGAGTATGGCGTCACGACTGGAAGGGCTCGCAAAATCGGGGTGCTTGACCTCCAGAGGCTGGATCGTGCATGCCTAATCAACTCCGTGGACAGAATCGCCCTGACCCACCTCGACATGGCCATGTATCTCGAAAACGTGCCGCTCCTCGATGTGGATGGAGAGAGGGCAGTGGTTCCGTGGTATGATCTCCATGAGGAGATTGAGGTGGCCACCGGTGCCTCCATACAGTATATATCTGACGGGCCACAACATGGGAGCATGCAACAACTGTTCGGAGAGGAGGGGACGGATGCAGACGTTTGGGGACTGCTCTAAGTGCAGTCTGCCCAAGGAGAAGCGCGTCGCCGGTTATGGATGCAGGGACAGCCCTCAGCTCATGATCGTCGGTGAGGCCCCGGGAGCAGAGGAGGTCGCGCAGGGCAGGCCATTCGTTGGGCGTGCGGGGAAGCTCCTACGGGAGATCCTGACCGCTCTTCATGTTGATACCAGTCAGATCTGGTATACCAACGCCTGCTGCTGTCGCCCACCAATGAACCGCACCCCGAAGGCCAGTGATGTCGCGGCATGCAAGCGCAGACTCATATCTGAGATCGATGAGATTCAGCCTAGGCTCGTCATCGCACTCGGTAACACCGCCATGAGCGCTCTCCTTGGTGGGGGAGCGGGCATCACCAGACGTCACGGCATGTATGAGGATGTCGAGACACCCAATGGCTTTATCGTCGGGGTGATCCCGACGTTGCATCCCGCAGGCATCCTCAGAATGCCCGATGGATTCCGCGATCTAGCCGACGACTTGTCGTTCGCCATAGCGGTATCCAAGGGTGAGCAGGAGCCGGTCGTTCAGCCTCCGTATGACGACTTTACCATCGTCAACACGACTGAGACATTGCATCAGCTTCTGGACAGACTAGCAGAGAGCGAAGAGGTGGCCATCGATTTGGAAACGACGGGGCTCGATCCACGTGTGGGAGATATCCTCTCCTGTGCATTCACATTCGGAGATCTCGAGACCTTCGTGATTGACTGGTTCGAGCTCAGCCCCAAGACGAGAAAGATCCTCTGTGCAGAAATGAATGACTGCAAGGGGGTATATCACAATGGTCAATTTGACGTTCAATGGCTGTGGGAGAAGGGGGCAGCGGTGGGCATCGTCGCTGATACTATGCTGGCCCACTACTGTCTGGATGAGCGCAAGGGAGGGCATGGTCTGAAACGGCTCGCCACGGCATACTTTCAGGCCCCGGAGTATGATGCAGAGGTCAGGGCCACTCTTGAGGATGGCCGGAAGGCTCCACTCGCTCTATCGAGTCATGACTGGGCCACTGATGGTGGTCTCTGCGAGAGGGTCATGCGATATAATGGGGCTGACTCATACTATACAATGCGACTCTGGCAGCGCCTGAGGACTGAGATGAATGAGGACGACGTCACGTGGGTTCATGACGCCATTCTGATTCCAGCCGTGCGGCACTTCATTCGTTTGGAGATGGATGGCATGCTCGTCGACACCGACTATCTGCAACAGGTTGGGGAGGAGTGGATGACTGAGATCCTCAGTCTGGAGGACAAGCTCAGGAGGTATCCCGGGGCTGAGACCCTAAATCTCCGCTCATCCAAGCAGGTGCAGGAGTTTCTCTTTGATACGCTCGGATTGGAGACGATGCCCTGTGATGCAGAGGGAGGCGTATCAATGGAGACAGCCCTTGAGATGACGAGCGGGGTGCAGGATGAGGACGCGCAGGAGTTCTGGCGCACCTCTCAGTTTAAGCGGGGAACGAAGGCCCGCTCGACCGGTACCTATATGCTCTTCTGGTTGGCCCAGCAGCATGAGTTCCCACGTCTGATGGTGAGGCATCGCATTCTATCCAAGCAGTACGGTGCATATCACGATGGTTACGTCAGGCTTATGGATGAGACGAACCGCATCCGTCCAAGATATCGCCTGCATGGCACACGCACCGGACGCCTGTCATCTACTGATCCGAATATCCACGGCATGCCTAGACGTAAGCAGATCAAGCGCATCTTCATGGCCGACCCGGGCATGACCCTCATTGCCCCAGACTACAGTCAGGCCGAGATCCGCATGGTGGCGCATCTGGCAGACGACGACAGCCTCATCGCAGCCCTGAAAGGTCAGGACATCCACTATGAGATCAGCAAGAAGTTATTCGGCATGACCGATGCTCAGATGAAGGCCCTGTCCGAGGAGGAGCGCTCGATCAAGAGACGGGCTGCTAAGACTATCGCGTTTGGCATTATCTATGGTCGCAGCCCTCCCTCAATCGCTCCACAGATGGGCGTGACGAAAGAGGTGGCCGAGCAATATGTGCAGTCGTTCTATCGCATGATGCCCAAGGTCAGGGAGTGGATCGCTCGCCAGCATGCCCTCGTTATAAAGCAGAAGGAGGTGTCGACTATCTTCGGCAGGAAGCGGAGATTTCCTCTGGTGCTCGACAAACGCCATGCAGCGGAGATCCGTCGGCAGGCCGTCAACTTCCCAGTGCAGTCTGCGGTCAGCGACATGTGCCTGATGGCTAATATGCGCATTATAGCGCGTCTGGACTCAGAGGGTATCGTCTGCAAAGTCTGGCCTCATGTTCACGACGGATTCTATTTCCAAGTCGAGGACAAGTCCGTTGACCGTGCCATTAAGATCTCAGTCGAGGAGTTGCACGACCTGCCATTCGAGACGAGGGTGCCATTCGCAGTCGAGATTCAGGCGGGCAAGAACTGGGGCGAGTTGAAGGTGGTATATGAGGGATGAGGAAACGAAATTTGAGAGGAGGAAGCCGTCCAAGGCAATCGTAGCATTCCTGAGGGCACGCCTGAAGGATGGACGCTTGTTTAGTACCACGAGGGACATCTCTGAGGGCACAGGGCTATCGAGGCGTGCCGTCGGCACCAGAATGGCCTCAATGGCGAAATCCGAATGGCACGGATTATCCATCTCGATGTGGACAGAGACCGTGTGGAAAGTGGAGATCAAGCATGGATGTAGAGGAATTCGAGAAACTGTATAAGGACTTCGAGGAGCATGAGAGATCGCTCCTCCTGACCAAACGGTCAGAGTATGCAATGAATGACGACTGCCTGAGCAACTTTAAGGCCACGGCTGCATCCTGTGGTATGGAGCCCGAGGAGGTGTGCGTAGTCCTGATGATGAAGCACATGCAGGCGATCAGCAAGATGGCCCGCGACAAGTCCGTCCGTCTCGGGTGGGGAGGCAATGGAGCCATAGAGGGAACCTCTCAGAGGATCTCCGATGCGCGGAACTACCTAGTGCTGCTCGCAGCCCTAATTCAGGAACGGGAGAGACAGCAGAGGGGAGGCCCATGAGATATGGCCTAAGCATCCCAGAGATAATCGATGCCCAAGACTCAGACTGGATACATGAGGTGCTCCCACTCAAGACTGAGGACACGGACGCCATTGAGATAGATAAGCTCCTCATGCAGGGAATGTCGCCAGATCAGGCTGCGCATGCCTTTCAGCAGACTGGTGTGCCCGTTCGTGCCCTGTATGGCTTGAAATACCTCGCCAGAGAGAGGGAGAACAAGATCATGGAGGTCATCGGAGACACCATACAGGAGCTCTCTGAGCGTGTCGCAGAGGGTGAGCGCGTCAAAGTCCACCCCAGACGCATGCGACGTCTGGTGAAGGCCCTTGAGGATAAGGGGATCGAGACAGAGGTGCTCTATATAGTGCGGAGGGCAGACTAGTTATCATGGCCGAGAACGCGCTCGCACTCAAGGTGGCGGATGGATCTCACCTCTGGGATAAACTGGATGGTGAGCCCCAGCTCTCCTTTGATGCATTCAAGACATTCAGAGAGCTCCCTGCGGGCAAGAGGACGGTCAGAGAGACGGCTGTTATCATTGCTAAGAATGAGTCGGGGCTCAGACGGTGGAGCAAGAAGTGGCGGTGGGCAGAGAGAGCGGAGGCGATGGATGTCTATCTAGAGACCCTAGGAATGGACGTCATCACTATGGAGCGCATCGCAGCCTCCAAGAGAAGGATCAAGCTCGCAGACAATCTGCTCGCCATTGCGGAGGCCCAGCTAAATAGCTGGCTGGAGGACATTCAGGCTAACGTTAAGCTCGACCTGACACCATATGAGGTGGCACGCATTATCGAGATCGGATACAAGATTGACAGACTTGAACGTGGAGAGTCCACGGATAACATGGCCGTGGCAATCAAGAATGGTGAGAGACTAACAGACATGACCGAGGGTCAACTGATGGAGAGGGCGCAATGCATTCTACAGGAGATTCTGACGAAACGACAGATCAAATCCCCATAGATATCGCAGCCCTTGAGAGGGCGATGCTTCAGTCGAGCCCGGCTGGGTTCGCAACCATAGCGTCGAACGGCAAGTGGATCCCTGCCCGCCACCTCGCCTATATCAACTCCATTCTGGTCAGGATGGCTAAGGGAGAGCTCCTCAGGGTGATCATCAACCTCCCTCCTCGCCACGGCAAGTCTGATTTCATCTCGATGTATACGCCTGCATGGTTCCTTGGAATGAACCCCAACAAGCGTGTTATCCTGACCTCTTACGAGTCTGATTTCGCATCACAGTGGGGCAGGAAGGCTCGCACCCTCATTGAGTCGTTCGGCAAATATTTCCCCACCCCTGTGGACATCAACCCAGACTCGTCGGCTGCTGACAGATGGGATCTCATAAACCTCGATTCTAATGGCGACATCCTGACCGGTGGAATGCAGACGGCTGGTGTGGGAGGCCCTCTGACTGGCAAGGGAGGCCATCTCATCGTCGTCGACGATCCGATTAAGAACTCAGAGGAGGCGATGTCCTTCACCATTCGTGAGAAGCAGTGGGAGTGGTATAAGTCTACCCTTTACTCACGTCTGGAGCCCGGCGGGGCCATTCTGATCCCAATGACCCGATGGAATGAGGACGACCTCGCGGGCAGACTAATCGATGGCATGGATCAGGAGGATAAGGAACAGTGGACGATCATCAGCCTGCCCGCCATCGCGGAGGGGAATGATCCACTGGGAAGACAAGTCGGGGAGGCCCTGTGGCCGGAGCGCTACGATGAGGTGGCACTGGCACGCATAAAGGGCACGACTGAGGAATACTGGTTCTCCAGTCTGTATCAGCAGCGTCCCTCGCCCCTAGAGGGTGGGATGTTCAAGAAGGCATGGTTTGAGATCGTCAAGGCCTATCCTGCGGAGATCCCCATGCTGAGATACTGGGATCTTGCTGCCACTAGGAACGCCGGGGACTGGTCGTCTGGGCTCAAGATTGGGGTCAAGGATGGCATCTCCTACGTCATAGATGTCCAGCATGAGCAATACGATTCCAAGGACTCAGAGGATCTCGTCAAACAGACTGCTGAGCTCGATGGTGGGGAGTGCGCCATAGAGATGGAGCAGGAGCCCGGGTCGTCTGGGAAGCGAGTAATCGATCACTTTGCTCGCATCGTCCTCCCCGGGTTCGCCTTTCAGGGTGTCCCCTCGACTGGGGATAAAGTATCGAGGGCAAGGGGTGTCATGGCCGCTGCCAAGGCTGGCAATGTCAAGATAGTCAAGGGGAGATGGAACGCCTCATTCTTAGACGAACTATCCATGTTTCCGAATGGCAAACACGACGATCAGGTGGATGCGCTCTCAGGGGCATTCAATGGTATATGGTTGGGCGAATTCAGGGCTCGCAGTGACAGAGACCCGACTGTCGAGCAGGCGGTGGGTGAGCAGACCTCATCCTCTGAATGGCAGGGAGATATTCCCACTCTCTAACTATTTATATTTTCGAGTCTAAGGGCTGACTATCAGGGAGCGCAGTCTATGGTTAAGCCCAAAGGAGTTTCACGTGGAGAGGAGGGGACGATTTATGTCACCTCCTTCGGTAAGGTCATCGGGGATCAAAAGCTCGATGCGGATAAGATAGGCAAATATCTCGACAATGTCTATCTCGCCGGGGCGCTGGATAAGCAGCAGCGCACCCTGTTCAGGAACAAGAAGGAGTTCGTGGTCAGGGGTAAGGGGCCGGATGGTAAGCCAGACGAGGACTTGTCCGAGCGCCTGACATCGATGTGCCTCTCGGCAGACGTGGATAGCTGGTTCAATGCACAGATCGCATGGCGTGAGTCTGCGTCATGGGGGCCAGCAATATTCAATCCAGTCTGGGGATGGGAGGGGTCAGAGTATATCCTTGAGAAGTTACGCCATCTTCCATCTGAGACATTCACTCGTCGTGGGTATTCCTCGACCACCACCTCGTTCGTCAACGTCGCCAACCCCATCCTGCCGGGCATAGCCCTCAACGACAAGGGAGTGATCGAATACTGGCAGCTCCAACTCAATGGAACAGTCGACAGACTTGAGAACGTTTTTATGATGACCGATCCTGTTCGCGCAGGATACCTTGGTGGAAAGCCACTGATTAAACCGGTCATTCCAGTCGTCACCATGATCGACTTCTGCTGGACGGGGCAGATGCAGCAGAACAACCGTCTGGGAGCAGGCGGGCTCTTCTATATCAAGGTGGTGAAGCCCCAGAAGGATGATCGTGAGTTCGCCGCGAACATCATCAAGAACATCAGTCGTGGCGTGGCCTACCAGCTCAGAGAGAACATGGAGTTGGTCAACATGGGCCTGAACACCACCTCTACGGCTCTGGACACCATCAGCGCTCTCGATCACCTTATGGGTAACTACTTCAGCCCTGCGAGCTCGATCCAGAAGGAGGGTCAGCTCATCGGTGGATCAGATAATGCGGCCTACGACCTCTATCTGAGTTACATTGAGGGCCAACAGTCGTGGGTCAGCGCGGCGTTTGAGCGCATGCTCCAGCCATACCTCCTCATGAATGGCTATGATGGGTACAGCATCGAGTTCGGCCTACCATCCCCGACTGTGGATCGCAGTCAGATGTTCCTCGCGGCCATCGAGAAGGGATTCACGACGAAGACCCTTGGGCTCAACTCCAGACGGGAGATCTTCTCCAAGATGGGTATTGACGCCAAGGAGCTCACCCCTGAGGAGATCGCAGCCCACGCTCAGGAGTTTAAGGATCTGGCGGGGATGGCACCATCACCTCTGGAGCAGGCCAACACCCTTGCAGCCCTAACGAATAACCCTCTGGACAGGTATGGAGTGGTTAGTCAGGCTAGGGCCAAAGAGCTCGCCAACAAATACCTTGGCATCGAGGAGGGGCAGGAGTGAAGCAGCTCCCAGAGGCGTGCGCTGCGTGCGGGGGTAGGTGTTGCACCTCACCTCTGGTCTCTAACCGAGAGATACGAGTGATGATGACCGTGCTCGGAGAGGCCGCAGTCATCGCGGCTGGCCCTAAGCACGAGGGCAATGGTTGGCACAGACTCCCGACTTGTCCTGCGTCAAGTGCTGATGGATGTCTGTTGCCTCCCTACATAAGACCCATCGTCTGTCGCCTCTATCCATTCCAGTTCATCGCCATGCCAAATGGAGGATATCGCATTATGCTTGATGTGGATCAGTGCCCTGCATGGCGGGAGTTCGGAGAGGGCTATCAAGAGGCCCTGAGGGAGTTTAAGAAATTCCTTAGAGAGGAGGAGAATACACATGTCACTGAATCTTAGTCCTGAGGCCAAGGTCGATCCAACGAGGGCAGTGCCCATAGCGAGAGCGCAGGAGCGGAAGCTCCTCCGACTCATTCGTCAGTACTTCGTAGAGGTGAAACGCCAACTCCGTCAGCAGGACTTCGCCAACGCAAAGATGACACCTCTGGAGTTTCTCAGATTCGCTGACAGTCTGGCACGGCAGATGGGGCTGGACGACGAGGCGGTATGGTCTAAGGAGTGGGCGACTGCCACCTATGGTCAGGGGAGGAACTTCGCCTCAATAGTCCTTGGAGCACCCATAGAGGTGCGTCAGGCCGCATGGCGGAAGACGGGTATGATCCTTCAGAGGAGCCGACGCGTGTTTCAGAAGATGACCTATGACATGTCGTCAGACGTCAGAAGGGAGATATCGAGTATCATGATCCGTGAGGGGTCACAGCGGGATATGATACGAGCCATTCAGGAGCTCTCCCAGTCATATGAATACGCAGCGCGAAGGATCGCACGAACGGAGACGCAGGAGGCCGTGAACGCAGGGGTGATGGATGGTTATCGCGCTCATGAGGTGGAAAAGGTCGAGTGGCTGGCAGCAGAGGGATGCTGTCCCAAGTGTCAGGCTCTGGACGGACGTGTCTTCAGCATCGACTCAGGGGTTCATGCACCCCTGCACCCCAATTGTCGATGCACGACCATACCCGTAATAGACGTGCCCGGGATGGAGATACGGGAGGCTGAGGCATGGGCAGAGGAGTGATTCGCCCAAGCAACCTCCCGTTCCCACCCATGCTGCGCAGGGAGCAGACGAGGGTGCGCGTGAAGAGGATCTCAGACCCCGAGTGGAGCCATCAGGATATAGCCCGCTATCTGAACGCAGTCTACGCCTTCTATAACAATGGGTGCCGTTCGAGGGCAGGCATTCGTGACCTCGTGATCCGTAAGCACATGCGTATGGTGGCGTAACATATATGTGCTGACCGAGCCAAGAAGCCTGTGCTCAGATCCCCAATGGATCGAAGAGCGGAGTCTACCATCATGGCAAAGACCACGAATCTCGAGAGTGTTATCCTGTTCGCACGGGCAGGATTCCGTGGCATCAACGATGCCGCACAGGTTGAGACCATCATGAACTCAGTCGTCGAAGCAATCGACGGCACAGACCTCATGGTCGACGGTGAAGCAGTCGGCACCATCTCCGACGCACAGGTAGTTGGCAGTCTCATCCGTGGGAACGTTAGCGGAGTCGATACCGCCTTCCTTGCATCCGAAGCAGGCCAGAACCTCTGTCGCCGTATCGCAGCCTCATTCGAGGCCCCGGCCACCCCGAAGAAGTCTGCGGCCAAGCCCGCGAAAAAGACTGCAAAGAGTGAGCCCGAGCCTGAATCAGAGGAAGAGGAAGCAGAGGAGCCCGCAGAGGAGCCGAAGCCCACCAAAAAGTCTGCACCCAAGCCCGCATCGAAACCGACTGCGAAGCCCGCACCCGGCAAGGGAAAACCAGTCGTTCCGATGACCAAAAAGATCCGTGTCACCCTCTGAGGCTGACACCTCCCCTTCTCTCTTTTTCATAGCCATTACCCAGACGTGGCGCTGGGTCTATATAGCGACAAGTCCCAAAAGACCTGTGGTGACTACATGGCATTAGTTACAGACGTAAAACCAGAGGCAAAGACGATTGACCCCGTAGAGGCCCGCCTCCGTGGCCTTCGCAAGAGCATGGAGCTCGCTCGGATGGCCCACAGTAAGGCCCTGCGCGAGCAGCGTGCGACGCCCAAGGATGCCCCCGGGTATGCTCACGCTCAGTATCAGACTCGGATGGCCAAGTCAGCCCACGAGGCCGCGAAGACGGCATACGCTCAGGCGGAGACTATGGCCATCGTCCTAAGGGACTCAGCCCGTGCCGTCTCAGAGAATCGGGTGGCCAAAGTGATCGAGTCGGCCAAGCGCGATGGTGAGTCATGGGCAGCGGAGTGCCGCAGGGCACGGGAGCCATTCGAGTTCGTCGTCAACCGCAAGGGTGGACGCCTGATTATGACCAAGGGCACAGTCAGGGCAGCGTGCGGGCTCGTCTGCATGAATGAGCAGTCTAAGGTCGACCATGAGGCGGGATGCCCCAAGTGCCAGTCTAAGAACGAGGCACGCAAGCACAGAGAGCGCATCATTCTGGAGATCTAACATGGCAGAAGCAGTAATCGCAGTCAGCAGCACGGAGATCGTCAAGGCGGTCAAGGAGATCACATCCACCTATCGGACGAAGATGACCCTGCGTCAGATATACTATCGTCTGGTCGCACGGAACCTCATCCCGAACAACCTGAATAGCTATAAAAATCTCAGTCGCATCCTTGTGACTGCACGAGAGAAGGGCGAGATCAGCGCCAATATCATGGAGGATCGAGGCCGCACCTCCATTGGCGGGGACTTCGGATGGGACGACCCGACTGAGTTCGCCATCCGCAGACTCCAGAGCCTGAAGGAGTGCGCCTCAGACTACACTCGCAGGATGTGGGAGTTTCAGGAGGAGTATATCGAGGTCTGGGTTGAGAAGGACGCCCTGTCGCGACTTGTCTCCAGCGCCTGTAGTGGGTATCGCGTCAAGACGTGCGTCGGCAGGGGATACTCGTCGTACACCTATGTCAGCGATGCGGTCAACCGATTCCTCAGTCAGGAGGATAAGAGATGCACGGTGATCTACGTGGGCGATCTCGACCCCTCCGGCCTCGACATCACGCGAGACCTTGGCCGCAGGATGGCCGAGTATGGTGCCGATCACGTCACGATCAGGCGCATAGCCCTGAGCCATGAGCAGGTCAAGCAATACGAGCTCCCGCCTGCACCGGTCAAGCTCACGGATGCGCGAGCGGCTAAGTTCGTCGAGAAGCACGGCAACGAGGTCTGGGAGTTGGACGCACTGGAGCCCAACGTCCTCCAGTCGACCATACAGGAGGAGATCGTCAAGCACATCGATGGCGATCTCTGGGCTGAGACGAGGGAGCGCATTGAGCACGAGCGGGATGAGATCGAGACGACCATTGACGGGTGGTTCGAGGTCCTCAGATCGAGCGGCGTCGACGTGGGTGACGAATGAGCCTGAGGCTACAGGGGACGACTCGCAATGGCCGTCCTGTTACCAAGGAGTGCCCCATCTGCGGAGCCCGCATGGTGCGCGACGATCTCGCTGAGTCGGAGACGATCTGGGAGTGCACGAATGACGACTGCGGCCACCGGGAGAGCCCATGAGCCCTGACGGTGACATGACCCGATC